TGCTTTAAAAAATTGTATATTTATACACGAACAAACCTTACTAAATTATGGCAAACATACCTATCTGGCCCGGCTCATCATCATTTTTTCCAGGAGACACTCCTTTTGGGTTTTACGACACAGACACCCAATTTCAATCTGACGCAGACAAAGTAGCAGATTGGTGTGTTAGACGTATGGGTTATCCATTAGTAGACATTGAACTACAAGCAGTAAATTTATTTACTTGTTTTGAAGAAGCAATTAACGAGTATGGTTCTCAACTTTACCATTTCCAAATAATAAATTCTTTCCACACTTTAGAAGGCACATCCACAGGTTCAAATTTAAATGACAGCATAATTACCCCAAATTTAGGTAACACACTTAACATAGCTGAACAGTATGGTAGTGAAGCTGACGGGGCAGGTGGAAATTACAAATTAGAAAAAGGAACCTTAAATGTAACAGCAGGTCAACAAAACTATGATTTAATGTCTGATGTGGGCTCAACTATAAGTGGCTCAGAAGCGGTTTACTTAAAAAGGGTTTACCATTATGCCCCATCAGCAATCAACAGATATTTTGACCCATACGCAGGTACAGGTACAGGAATTCAATCTTTAATGCAAACATTTGGATTTGGTAATTATTCACCAGGTGTTAACTTTATGTTAATGCCAATGTATTTTGATGTTTTAAAATTACAAGCAATTGAATTAAATGATTCAATTAGAAAATCAGCATATCATTTTGACGTTGAAAACAACAGATATTTAAAACTATTTCCTATACCAAAACAAAGTTACACTTTACATTATGAATATGTCTTAAAGTCAGTTGCAAATAATCCAGTTAAAGACACAACCGGCGGTATAACAAACATGTCAAATGTTCCTTATACCAACCCAACATACAAACTTATCAACGAACCTGGAAGACAATGGATTCGTAGATATGCTTTAGCATTAGCTAAAGAAATGTTAGGTAGTGTAAGAGGTAAATATCAGTCAGTTCCGATTCCAGGTGACACAACAACTTTAGATTATGCTCGATTATTAAGCGAAGCAGCATCTGAAAAAACAACCTTAATTGATGAATTAAAAAACTTTTTAGAAGAAACAACCAGAGTTAAGCAACTTGAAAGACAAAATCAAGAAGCACAATTAACTCAAGAAACCTTCTACAAAGTTCCATACCCAATTTACATAGGATAATGATTAAATTAACAAACATACTAACAGAAATGCTGAACACATTCGAGGTTCAAGCTGAAATTTTATCTAGTAGAAAAGAATCAATTACAGACATATTAGATTCAATTCGTGCTGTTAAAAGTATAACAACTGTTCGTAACATTACACCTCCAGAATACCCACAAAGAGAAGGTGTTGAATACACTTTAGTTATGATTAAATTTGTAACAAGATTAGACTCAAAAACTAACCTAGAACAAATTAGACAAGACATTATAACATCAGATGGGGGACCAACAGACTTAAGAGTACCAGGTGTAAAAACATTCAAATATAAATTAGAAACCTTAAAACGTAAATAATGGCTTTATTTGGTGGATCACGAGACGTATCATTATTTAAGTGTATAAGTAAAGAAATTATAAACGACATCATCCAAACAGAAGTCGCATATTATAAATTTGCTTTAGAACAAACTAACGTAAATGTTTACGGTGAGGCACCCGGTAAAAACTATTATGAACCATTAAAAATAGCATGTTTAATGAACAGACAGGACCAATCGTGGTCGTCCGACGATTTTGGTCCTGACGTTAATCAAACCATTAGTTTTACGTTTTTAAAACAAGAACTTAAAGACATAAATTTACTACCACAAGTAGGAGATTTAATACTTTTTCGCAACAATTTTTATGAAGTTGACAGTAGAATAGAAAATCAACTTTTCATGGGTAGAGACCCAGATTATGCTTTATCAACCGAAACAACCGATTTTGGAGGTAGTTTTTCAATGATAGTAAATGCCCACATTTCAAGAGTAGAAAAATTAAATTTAATTCCACTTAGAGGGGGTAAATATCCTACAACTACTAAAGTAGATGGTGGAATTGCTAATAAATTCAATCCATAATGTCAGAAAAAAGAATCGACCCTAGAAAACCTATCCCATCAAGTGGATATGACAGATTAAGACAAAACCTAGAATCAGGTTTTGCTGAAGGTTTTCCTGTGGAAAGTTTCCCAAACCCCGACAACCGAGCAAACATCAATAGAGGTACAATAACTACCAGAAAAGATGACACTGTAAAAGATGTTTCAATTGGTTTACAAGACCACGATGAAGCAATAGTACATTATTTTAAAGAAGTCATCAAACCAACAGTCATATCAAATGGCGACAGAGTTAATGTTCCTATAATGTATGGTGCTCCTGAAAGATGGAAGGCAGTACAACAAGACGGATATTTTAGAGACAAAGAAGGTAAACTTCAGGTTCCACTTATTATGTTTAAAAGAAACTCAATCGAAAAACGAAGAGATCTTGGAAACAAAATGGACGGAAATAATCCTCAATTATATTATTCATTCCAAGAACGTTACACAAAAAGAAACCAATACGACAACTTTTCAGCATTACAAGGTAAAATACCACAAAAACAATTTCATGCTGTTGTAGTACCTGACTTTGTAACTATAAGCTACACTTGTACTATATGGTGTGATTATATTTCCCAAATGAACAAATTAATTGAAGCAGTCAATTATTCTTCAGACTCATATTGGGGTGACAAAGACCGTTTTAAATTTAATGCTTCTATAGACACATTCAGTAACACTACAGAATTAAATGTAGGTGACAATAGAATTGTAAAAACAGACTTTGGATTAAAACTTCAGGGATATTTAGTACCGAACAGCATTAATAAAGAATTAACACAACAACCATCCAAATTCTTTAGCAAATCAAGTGTGGTTTTCAATGGAGAACAATTTATACAATCTTCAGGAAGATCAAAAACAAGAGAAGAAACCAGAGACGAACAAGGTCCTCTAAATATACAATAATAGGTTATGACAGTAATTACCAAAATAAAATGGGGTAATGCTAATTTTAAATGGAATAATTCCGAAGGCGACACCAATTACACAGCTTACACAGGTCACACTCCATACACATGGAATGAAGTTTTTCTAATTGATGAAGCAGCTGGAGAAGTTAAAGGAAGACCGGGCCACGATGTATTACATTTTGATTATTGGGAAGAAGACAAGAAAAAACGTCTTATCACTTTAATTTGTAAAGTTCAAGGTAAAAAAATCACCCAAACAAAAGAAATCCAAGATTTTAAAATCACAGTTAAAGACATAAAATTAGCTTACAAAGTAATAAAAGGAGTAGAACTAACTACCGAAAACATATCCTTTTAATATTTATTATAAAACACAAGAATGTATAAATTATTTACAGATAAAACTGAACTGTTTGAGTGTAATATTTCACTTCAAGGTGCAAGTTTAAAAAAATCAAAAGCAAGATTAGTAGTCGAAACCCAAGACTACTCTTTACTTTTCAACGGTACTATTGATTCTAACGGTAAATGTGAAGTTCCAATTAAGAAACTTAAAGGCCTTATAGATGAAGACACTAGTGGTAACATCCGTTTAGAAGTAATTGCTGAAGACACATTCTTTACCCCATGGGAAAGTAATTTTGAAGTTGAAACAAGCAGAAAAGTCACAGTAGAAGTAAAATCCCAAACATCCTCAAAACCCATTTTAGAAGCCAAAGCGACAGTAAAACCACAACAAATTACAATTTCTGAAAAAGACCATGTGGTTAACTTATTTAAACTTCTTATAAAAGAAGACATCAACATAGATAATATATCTTACAAACGAAACGAATTAAATAATATTGTTGCAACATACCTAAGTGAACACACAATCAATAACACAGAAAAAATCATCAGTGGTGTTTTAAAAGTATTAGGGAACAAAAAATAAAACGGTTTTTAAATGGCTCTTCCCAATCTGACAGACCAAAACATACAGGATACTTACCAACGAGTAGTAACCACAGAAGGTGGAGTATACTATGACGGGACAGGATCTTTATTAAATTTAGGTTCTTCAGACGAGGCTGAATCTATCCACATAGCAGCTAAAAACACCTCAGGAGACACTATTACTAAAGGAACCCCTGTTTACATTACAGGTAATGTAGGAGGTAGTGAAAAACTAACAATAGCTGCTGCAGATGCATCCGATCCTAGTAAAATGCCAGCTGTTGGTTTAGCAGAATCAACTTTAACTGATAATGCTGAGGGTTTTATAGCACAGGGTGGTTATTTAAGACAAATAGCCACAGCAACTATTGACGGTACATCTACTACTTCAAACGACACACTTTATGTAAAAGCAGGCGGTGGTTTAACACCAACAAAACCATCAGGTTCTGCATTAATCCAAAACATAGCTAAAGTTGCAAGATCACATCAATCCGCAGGTTCATTAATTGTATCTTCTATATTAAGAACAAACGATGTCCCCAACCTACTTGAAGGACAAATATTTTTTGGGTCAGGTAGCAACCAAATGTATCAAACCCACATCAGTAGTGCGTTAGATAATACTACCCTTAATAATATAACGATAAGCAATACAGGTTCATTTGGTAGAGTAATATGTACTACAATTTCAGCCTCTACTGGTCAATTTGATGCCAACACAATTACTGTAGGTAATACTTCTTTTAGTGAAGTTGAAGGTGAACTTCAACTTAAAAGTGGAGATGATTTCCAACAAGTAAAAGCAAAAAACATAAGTTTAGTTCGTACAGGAAGTACAGCAACATCAGTACAAATATCTGATGATGGGCAGGGGTTTATAGCTGTAAATGCTGAACCAGGTAAATTCTCAACAGTTTTTAGAGCCGAAAGTACAGCTGTCTCTGGTGACACTCGAATGGGTTCTATTACTCAAAAAGGATCAGGTAGTTTTGCAATACTTTTAGATGCAGATGCTCCTGGTATAAGACCTGATGCTAAGTTTGTAATAGAAAGTAACGCAGCTATACCTAATGTAGGAACTAGATTATTTTCAGTAAGTGAAAGTATGGAAGTAAGATCTTATGGTTCATTTAAAGCAGACACACACATAACAGCCTCAGGCAACATAAG